AAATTTTTATAGTCGTCAGACATGTTATGAGTATCAAAATACTGCGGGATTTCTCTCCCTATACTTTATTTATTATCTTCTAAATTAACAGACTTCAACATCTTTGCTAAGTCAGCAGTTGAACCTACAAATAATGAATTATTAACAGTAGATGGTCCTTTAGATACTTTCTCTTCTTCTACATCTTTTAACTTCTTCTGTAAATCCATTAACTTATCAGTAGCATCAGATACACTCTTAATCAACTGCCCTGCTACCTCATATGCTCTGGGCATTTCACTCTCTTGAGCAAGTTCAAGAATACCATCAATAGCTTCTTGTCCCTTCTCTATAATACTATACAGATTTCCTCTTGTATATTCATAATCTCTTTCAATATCTGTTCTTTCATGCTTCTCTGGTTTAGTAATTCCAACCTCAGTAGGTTCAGTAGTTACTACATCTGCAGAAACATTAAAAGTATCATTTAATTCTTCAAAGTTTTTAGTCATTAGATAGTTCCATCAAAACCAAAGTCATCTCCAAATTCTATAGCAGCATTGTCTGTAGTAGTAATGACTTTAACTTCTGCACCATTCACATGGTCTGTAGCAGCAGTATTGTCTTGACCCCTTCTAACAGTTAATGCTGTTCCAGAAATGGATTCAACATACATTTCCTCCTGATCTATGTATATGTAATTAGTTGCTTCAATGCCACTAGCACTGGTTACATTAATAATAGCAATACTATCATCTATATTTTCACTCAAGTTAGTAGTAACTGTATCACCATATGACTTGGTTGCTCTAGGTACAACACTGTAGGTAACTTCCCTAGTTGGAGTAGATGTCTTACCACCAGCAACATATCCAATAGATGCCTTCTTAATAACATCCTTGGCAATATCTGTATTGACTGGACCAAAGAAGTATGTTTTAGCAGTAAACCTCATAGTATAGATAAGTGCTCTTCTAGTAGAAAAATCACCCTCATAATCATCACTAGTAGTAATAGAATTTAATACAATTGGAATATCTCTTTTCTCTCCAATAGTGTCAACTAGGTCTACTGATACAGTATATGCAGGTTGAAAGTATGGGAGAATTTGCTCTACTATCTGAAGCATGTCATCATTCAACTTAGTAAAGATACTAAGTTCAAAATCTAAGTTATATGGTACAGGAAGATATGTTTTTGCTAATGTACTCTTATCTCCTTTGACTCCTTTTAAAAATGTTTGTGTAGTTGTTGATTTTCTTGCAGGATCATAACTAAGACCATTAAGTTCAAATGACATTCTTGGAAGACTGATTTGAACTGGTCTGTTTAAATCAGGTACTTGCTCCAATCTTGCTAAGAACTTTTGAGTAGGACCATAAGCAAGAGGAACTTTAGTCGTACTAACAACTGAATCATCACTATTAGTATGATTAATATTAATATTATTAAAGATAGAACCAAAAGATATAATGGTCCTCCTCATTATTTCGTGATAAAAATATTCAAACATTGTTACAATCCTAGTGTATTATTTAGGGCATCCCAAATGGGTTAGTCTCTGTAAAGTCTATAATATCATCTGCTTCACTCTCAATTGAAGTATTTTCAGCAAATCCATCATCTGTGTTGGACTCAGAAACCTTCTGATACTCATACTCAGCACCAGATGTGCTGCCTGTGATAACCTCACCATCATTAAATGCACCACTGATAATAGAAATTTTGAGTTCCATAGTAGAAGCATCCCAAGACTTAACCCTACCAGTAGAACTACTTGCAGCACCAGTTACTACCTCATTAAAGACATAGTTACCAGAACCACCCATATAAGGTGCAGTGACTGTAATAGTTGGAGGAGTGGTGTATCCAGATCCAGCATCAGTAATACCAATCTGAGTAACAATACCCACACTGTCTATGTATGCCACAGCAGATGCTGTTGTACCCCCCTCAGGTGCTGCTGTAAAGGATATTAATGGAACTGTAGAGTATCCAGTACCTCCAGAAGTAATTGTGACTATTCCAATAGATCCATCAGATACAGTGGCAGTAGCAGCAAATCCTGCACCTCCACCACCAACTGTGTATATCTCTGGTTCTTGACCTATAGTATATCCATAACCTGGATTAATAAGATCAATTCTACGTATCCTAAAGGATTTCTCACCATCATAATCTACTATATCATCTCTCATAGATGCTATACCTACAGCAGTTAATCCAGCAGAAGGAGCAGAAGAAATAGCAACCCTTGGAAGACTGGTGTATTCATTTCCAGTATTGGTAATAGTAACACTGGATAATGCACCATCTACAATACCAGTTGTAAGAACTGCTGTAGTTCCAGAAGAGACTAAAGTAAGTGTTTCAATGTAACCTGCCTTCTCTAGATTATCATCAATATCACCCACTCCTGTATCAACAACAGAATCCTCATATCTGTAAAGCTCACATCTGAGCTCATAAACATATCTCTCTTTTAATTGATAGAATGGTTTCTCATGCTCTACAAATTTAATTTCAAATAACCTATCTCCAAGAGGGAAATATATTAAGTCTCCTTCCTTAGGTCTAGTTGCTAATTCTATATTTGGTATATTCTTAATAAGTGGCGTAATATAATTCTCAAACCTATCTCTTGATATTACAAGAGTTAGGTCATCAAGTGCCTGAACACCAAACTTAGATAGAAGAGAACCTTGTCCCTCATATCCATCAAATGTATCTACATATGCCTCTAAAGGAATTGCTTCTTCAAACTTAGACTCTATGACTTCCTGTATTACAGTAGTCTTAGTCACGTATCTTCTAGGGATATAATAGACATCCACCCCATACATCTTAATCTGTTCATTGATTAAGCTTTGGACTAGATTCTGCTCTGTAGAAGACCCTTGTAGGAAATAAGGATTTAATGCCATTAGCCTATCATATCAAGAGGTGGTATTTCATAAGTATTAGACATCATTTCTCTAATTCTTTCTAATTCCTTTTCTGCTTGTTCATACATTTCTATACCATTCAACTCTATTCCACCTGGAAGTTTGACTCCTTGGAATTTGGACATATTTTGTCCCCACTGCCTCTTAATGAGAGCAGTAGCATAAGGTTTTATGAATGAATCATTCCATACTCTAGGATAAGAAGAAGGATCTAATAAAGTAAAACAATCTATAACTAGATAATCTCCTACTGATAAACTACCAAAATCAAGATCCAAATATAATCTATCTTGTCTCTTATTAAATCTTATTTGCTTTTCTGTCGTAAGTAAGAAATTAATATCCTCCAAAAAGGTCTTTACCATTGCATATGAAAGAAGTTCAGTAGAACCCCAATAATAAATATCATTCAAGAATAACTGATACTTTACACTAAACATATTATTAGTGATAGTATTACTTCCATCAAAATGGAAGATTTTAGTGACTCCTAAAACTTCTGGAGGAATAGGAAGATAATTACTATTTTCAGTGTAACTAAAACTAGTAGTAACCCCAACTGTTGTATCTACTGTTGTGGTTGTTATACCTGCTCCACCTGTAGCCTTTCCTCTATCAATATCTTCTTGAGTTATTTTGTATTTTAAATAAGTTTGATAAACACCATCAAAATGCCTTTCTTGAAAGAACTGGACTGCATCATCTATAATATCTTCTATTTGCTCGTCTGCAACATTAATTTCGAGCACAGGAGCACCTAACTGCCTCTTACAGTAATCTATTAATTCTCCACGTGTGCTTGGTTGCGCCATTTATCTACTTTACTAGTATAAGTTTATTTATGAAGGAGCAGAAGATATACCTGCTATAACCAACACATCTCCTGATACTATTCTATAAACTGAAGACCCAGACCCTATTAAAACATCATATACATATCTACCTTCTGATAAAGTTCTAGTATCTGTAGAACCAAGTGATAATCTAAACTCTCCACCTTTAGCACTAGTAAATCCAACCTCAAAGGTTCTTAATGCATAAGCAGATGAACCAATTGCTACACTTTTAGCAAGTTGAGCAGAACCAGTATATCCAGTGAAATCAAAAGCAGTACCAGATGTTCCAACTACAGTATAATCAGCATCTAAATCTGCTCCAGTGTTAATGGTGAGATTGACACCATAGGCAACACCTGCACTAGGATCAAAAGTAAGAGTGTTTTTAGCCATTAGATAGTGCTCTTAGTAAAGTTTTGATTTCATTAATATCATCCTTTAAA